AGCTCGGCCTGATGCTGGCCCAACTCGCGGATGCTGCTCCCCTGCCCTGCCCACTGCTGGCCTGCTGTTCCCGCCCTGTTCCTGCCCCATTCTGTGCCCTGTCTGCCTGCCCTGTCCCTAGTGCGTTCCCATATAGGTCGCCTGGAGTCCCTATATGTAGTGGTAGGGTTCCATCCTGGCCCCTAGATGTTTACCACACCCCCCGGCTCGATGCCCGCGCGGTTGTATACTTACCTCGCCTTCGTGTTTTCCCTGAATTGGCATGGTGGTATAGGTGTGTCTTGTTGTCTGAATGCGTAGCAGTCTTTACATGCGGCGATTCTGAGTTTGGACTGGTTTCTATGGGGGTGTTTTTTGACGAGTGCGTAGAGTGTTTGTTTGCAGAGTTCATTTTTTTGTTGGCCCTGTTTTTCGATGAAGGCGATTACTTTGGGTGCTGTGGTGTTGTCCCAGTCGATGTTTGCGAGGCAGAAGTCGATGAGTGGTTGTTCTTGGACGATTCCGATGGGTTGGTTGTGTCGGATGCAGGCGCGTATGGCATCGAGTTTGGAATCCTTATCGATCATGGTGTCTCCTCGCCTTCGTGTTTTCAACGATTTGCTGCGTAGGGGGGGAATGTTTCGTTTGGGCATTGGATCGAGATGCTGGTCATTTCGGGTCCGATCTCGTCTTTCATGGCTTTGCTTGCTTGGTAGATGTAGGCGAAGACGTTGTCGAGGGTGGGGTCCTTTGCTGCGTCGTCGGGGATTCGGACGATGATCTTGACGGTGACTGGGACGTCGCAGTAGCCTTCGGGTATGGCTGGCCGCTCGTCCTTGTAGCAGTGCATGCCCACGATCGGGCAGGGGCCTGCGTTGAGTTCAGGCCATGTCATGTTGTCGGCGTCGACGGGGGTGGGTTCGTCCATGCTTGCTCCTTAGGGATGGCTCTGGCGAGTGCTCCGAGTTGTTCTTGTGCGTTGGCGCTCCAGATGAAGACGAATCCGCAGTCTTGGCACTGTCGTTTGTTGTCGGGAGCGAGTGGGCAACAGGCTTGGATAAGGTCTCCCCTTGCGATGGCATCCATGATCTGTTGGCCGATGTCCTCGTCGGTGGGCGGGTTCACGGCTTAAGTATGGCCTATGAAGGGGTTAAAGTCAAGCGGAAAGTGTGTCCAATATTCTGGACTGGGAGTCCAGGAAGTTAGACAAGTTGTCCAGAATCTTAGACAACTTCTTGACACTGATCCACGGATGGTGTATAGTTGTGGGATACTGTGTAGATGTGGTATGTGTATGTTCAGAGGTTTTGGGGTATGCCTCCAATCAAAGCGCGTGGCCAGCGTCTTCGCAAGGTATCCGCTGCGGATAGGGCACGGTTGGAGGAGGAAGGACGGTGGCGGTTATTTTGGACGAAGCGCGCTGTGATAGCCAAGGAGCGTGGTTATGCCACGGCAGCCGAGGCTACAGCCGAGACGTTGCTGCTGTTCCCGCCCTTGGACTTGTCGAAGCCAACGCCGCCTGTTCCTACGGGTAGGCTTACCCCTGTTGCACAATGTGCAACCGGGGCAGACGGGCTGCACAGGGCGGACTTCGAGGGCAGGGATTGCACCGAACGCGTGGCGGTGCAGTGGGCGCTCGGCAACATCGACTTGGTGGACGTGACGCCGGCCGACGCCCCGAGTTCATTCGCGTGGTCTTTGCTGGTGCGGTTGCAGGCAAACGCCGGACTCTACCAGTCGATGTTGACGACTGCGATGGCTCGGCTCATGCCGTCTCAGACGGAGTTGGATCGTGAACGCAAGCGTAGAGATGACGGACGTGCTCTCGCGAGTACACAACAAGAGCTTATTGACACAGCACGACGTGTCCAAGGTCTGTCCGTACTACCACCTGGCGCCTAAGGATTACCTGCCGAATCTTCTGTTTCGACAGGACCTTACGAAGCGGGCAATGGAAGATGCGCAGTTTGCGGACGACTTGTGGGTGATGTGCAAACGAGACGGTTTGTTCTTCCTCAACGTCTTCGGCTGGAGTCGTGACACGAAGGAGCCTACGCAGCCGATCAGGCCGTTCATCACGCACCCCTACCAAGATCAGGTGCTTGTGGAGATTTGGGACGCGGCGGGGCTGTTCGGGGGCAGGCGGCGGGACGTGCATATCAAGAAGTCAAGGGACATGATTCTGACGTGGACGTGCGTTGCCGCCCACATTTGGCCTTTCGTGTTCTGGGACATGATCGCCTATCTCTGGGTCAGCCGCAAGGAAGAGTACGTGTGGAAGGCGGGCGATCCTAAGGCGCTGTTCTCGCGGGGCTCCTTCATGCTGGACATGCTGCCGCCCTTCCTACAACCCCCGCTGGAAGACAAGAAGCTTCATCTCCAGAACTTGCTCAACGGGGCCGCCATCGACGGCGAGTCAACGACGGAGAACGCGTCCGCTGGCGACAAGCGTGGACAGATACTGCTCGACGAGTTCGCCCTGTCCGACAACGGGTTCGCCATGCTTGTGGCGACGTCGCAAGCTGCCGACAGCCGGGTGTTCAACAGCACGCCGCGCGGCACGGGCACCGCCTTCTACGAGATCGAGCAGGACCAGTCGAATAAGCTGATGACGCGGATTCGGCTGCACTGGCCGATTCACCCCGAGCACGGGGCGGGCCTCTACACGCATGTCAAAGGGAGACTGATGATCCTGGACAAGGAGTATCAGTTCCCCGCGGACTTCGAGTTCGTGTTCGACGCGGACTACAAGGCGCGGTCGCCGTGGTATGACATCCAGTGCCAGCGGGCGGGTTCCAAGCGCGAGATCGCCCAAGAACTGGACATGAACGACTTCGGCGCGGGGGACGCGTGGTTCGACGACGAGGACTTGCGGACCGCCGAGCAGTTCGTGCGCCCGCCATTCCTTCGGGGCAAGTTGCGCATCGACATGGAGACCGCGGAACCCAAGGAGTTCACCGAGTTTCCCAACGGCAACCTCGAGCTGTGGATACCGATCGAGACGGCAACCGAGCGGCCCGTGCCTGCTCGCTACGTCGTGGGTTGCGACATCTCGGCAGGGACAGGGGCAAGCGATTCGACCGCGTGCATCGGCAATGCCGACACCCGTGAGAAGGTGGCCCAGCTTGTCGCCAACGACATCGGCCCGCATGAGTTTGCCGAGTTGGTGGTGGCGCTCTGCCGCTGGTTCAATGATGCCTTCCTGGGCTGGGAAGCCCCTGGCCCCGGCCGCCAATTCGGCGAACGAGTGCTCGAACTGGGCTACGGCAATATCTTCTATCAGAGCGAGTCGAGCGGCCCCGCCGCCAAGCCGAAGAAGAATGAGATTCCAGGGTGGTGGCCAACAAACCAGACGAAACAAACGCTGCTGGCGTTCTACCGGCGGGTGTGGGCACGGGGCGATTTTGTCAACCGCTCGGACGAGTCCATCAAACAGGCGCGCCGCTACCAGTTCGGACCCAACAACACCGTCATTTACGCCGGGCAGCGTTCGGATGATGCCAGCGGCACGGGCGACAACCACGGTGATCTCGTCATTGGGGACGCGTTGTGCTGCAAGATGATGTTTGAACGCCAGCGCATCCCAGACACCCGGCCTGAGGTGCCCAAGAATAGCCTCTACTGGTATCGACGGGAGCTTGAGATGCAACAAGCGGAGGAGGCCAACGCGTGGTGAACCCACTGAATCCCAAACACATGCGGCGTTTGCTGACCGCGCTTCGCCGTAATCGCGAGAAGCTCAAGACGTATCGGGAGTTTCAGGTTCGCGCGGTCAAGCAGATCACGGGGTCGCACGCCGTGCCCGGCGGCAGCGCCAAGGCCGTGCCGTTCAACGTGTTAGAGATGGGCACGAGCGTGTACACCCGCAATCTGGTGGCCCAGTGCCCGCGGACGTCGATTTCAACCCAATTCCGCGAACTCAAAGCCGCGGCGCTGACGCTCGAACTGGCCCTGAACCATCTCCTTGAGGAGATCAAGATCGAGCAGACGTTGCGGGATTCCGTGTACGACGCCATGCTCTGCATGTCCATCGTGCAGGTGGGCATGGCTCCCTACGGCACGCTCGACGATCCCGAACAGCAGGGGACGCTGCTCGACGTGGGGCAGCCCTTCGCTAAAAGGGTTGACCTCGATGCGTGGGTTCACGACATGACCGCGCCGTCATACGAGGAGTGCGCGTTCTCCGGCTACCACTCCCGGATGCGCTACGATTACGTCATGGAATCGGACCTCTTCAAACACAAAGACGGACTGTTGCCAACGTCCAGAAACGAGCGAGAAGAGGGAGAGGAGCAAGACAAGATCAGAGACATCTCCCGCGGCAAAAGCGAGTGGGACGACGACGATCTCTATGAGATGATCGACTTGTGGCACGTCTGGCTGCCGCAAGAGCGGCTGTTCGTGACGTTCCCATACGGTCAAGAACGGGAACAATGCCTACGCGAAGTGGAATGGGAAGGCCCTGAGGCCGGCCCCTTTCATTTGCTGGGGTTCATGTCCATTCCCGGTCAGATCATGCCGCTTGCGCCCGTTTCGCTCTGGATCGACATGCACGAGACGATCAACGGACTGTTCCGCAAGTTGAGCCGCCAAGCTGAACGCCAGAAGACGATGGGCGTGTACGAGGGGGGCGCGGAAGATGATGCCAGCGCGATCGTGAAGGGCAACGACGGGCAGATGATCCGAGTCAACGACATAGACAAGATCAAGGAAATATCCCAAGGAGGCGTAGACCCAAACTCCTTGGCGCTGCTGCTTCAAGTCGTCAACCAGTTCTCGTGGTACTCGGGCAACCTCGACTTGCTGGCGGGATTGAGTCCGCAGTCCGACACGCTGGGACAAGACAGGCTGCTGGCGGCCAACGCGTCTAAACGCATGGAAGACATGAGCAGCCAGGTCTACCGATTCACCAGGGACATCACCCAAGACTTGGGCGAGTATCTCTGGTACGACCCGCTGATCGAGATGCCGCTGACCAAACGCATCGAGGAACTCAAGATGGATGTGCGGACGGAGTTCTCGCCCGAACTGAGGGAGGGCGATTTTGTCCAGTACAACATCAAGATCGAACCCTACAGCCTCCAGTGGCAGTCGCCGCAGTCCAAATCCAAGACGATCATGGAAATGGCAGTCAACCTGCTCATCCCGATGGCCCCCACCCTGGCCGAGCAGGGCATCTTTGTGGACATCGGCGGCCTGGTGCGTAGCCTGGCTAAACTGAACAACCTGGAGGCCGAGTTGGCCGACGTGGTGCAGTATGCCGAGCCGTCCGAGACGGAACGGCGCGGGCCAGTCAAGCCGCCTATGCCCACACAGTCGAAGCGGACCTACGAACGGGTGAACCGGCCAGGCGGGACTCGCCAGGGCCAGGACAACGCCATGATGCAGACACTTCTCGGGGCGGGCGTGCAAGACGCACAGGCCGGCTCCATAGGAAGGCGCGGCTGATGGATAACCTGACTTTAAGGAGCCAAATGACATGCTGCTGAACCATCAGACAATCGAGAATATGGACTCGGCAACGGGCTTCGTCGTCCTGAACGCGTCGACGGATAACCTCGTCACCGGGACGGGCAGCGTCTACGGGACCGCCAACGTCCAGTTCGACAAGATCAACGGAGCTAGCGCACTAGCGGGCGTCTACCGCACCATCACCGATTCGATCAAGGTGGACCGGCCCGGCACGTTCTGGCGGCTTCACGACATCGTGGGCTGGCTGATCCAGATCCCCGTCATTACGAACGTGGCGTACACGTTCGCACGTCTGGGGACGGACGCCAGCAACTACTGTGAGTGGCGCGTGGCCGATACCGCCCTGACCGCGGCACGCTTCACACTGTGTCACGTCCCTGTCGGCAACGCCTACGTCGTCGGCGAAGGCTGGAACCCCGCCGCGGTGACTTACGCCGTCGTGGGCGTGGCGTTCGATCAGACTGGCAACACGCTGGCCGCGATCCAGGTCGACGCCCTGTGGCTGGCGCATGCCGATCTCGTCAACTCTTGAGGATAGACGATGGCCACCTACTGCTACAGCCGAGAAGGCGAACCCAAAGTCGTCGAAGCCGAGTTCCCGATGGGCGCGGCCCGTCCCTTCATCGTCAAGGACGGCAAGACGTTCATGCGGGACATCGGGGCCGAACACCGAAACATCATCGACTTGCCGAGCCTGGACGGCGAAATCCGAACAATGTCGATGGGCTGCCACCCCGATCAGGCCGCCGAGTTCACGGCCAACGCACACAAGCACGGCTGCAAGAACACTCATTTCGATCCGCGCACAGGGGAAGGCGTGTGGAACTCCAAGGGCGCAAAGAAGAAATACTGCCGAACGTTCGGCATTCGCGATTTTGATGGCGGTCTTACTGGCCCCTAACTGAAAGGATTCGACGATGACTGATGATGTTGCCCCCGAAGCTGCGTTGGAAGTTCCGCAGACGGATACCCCTATCGAGACTGACGGCGCGCCGGCGGCTGATAGCGCCCCCGTCGACGTCGAAGTGTCTGATGCTGAAGCTACCGAGGCCGCGGTCGCCGCGGTCGAGGCGCTTGGCATCGATATGCCCGAAGCCACCGACGAGGACGCCATTCCGCCGGAAGCCAAAGGCGACGAGGCCCCCGAGCCTCAGGAAGAAGCCCCTGCCCCAGCAGCCACCGCGATGCCTGATCCGCGGTTGACTCAGTTGGCGGCGCAGTGGGGCCTCTCGGCAGAAGTGGCCACCCAGCTTGGCCCCCTGGGCTTGCTGGAAGTGGTCGGACAGATGCAAGCGCAAGGCCAGACGCCTGCTCCTGTGCAGGAAGCGCAACCCGATCCCAACGTGCTGGCCCCCCTGGCGTTGAACCTGGACCCGGACCTGTACGACGAGAGTGTCGTCACCGGGTTGCAGCAGATTGTGGACTACAACAATCAAGTCGGGGCGATGATGCAGGCCGCAACGCAGCGCCTCGCCGCGCTCGAACAGGCCTCCAATGCCCAAGCCGCGCAGCGGTTTCATACCGAGTTCGTGGACGGGCTGAAGAAGCTCGACCCGATGCTTCAACCGCTGGTCGGCGACGGCGAGCCGACGCCGGCGCAAGAGGCCAACCGCCACAAAATCCTGGAGGAGATGGGCACGTTGATGCAAGTGCGGCAACTGCGCGGCCTGCAACCGTTGCCCGTGGCGGACATGATCCGCAAGGCGTCGGCGATTGCGTTCGACGGCGATTACCAGAAGGCGGCTCGCCAAGCTGTGGCCCGACAGGTGCAAAAGCGGTCGGGTCAACTGATGCACATGCCTTCCAGGTCACGCGGCATCGCCTCCGAAATCGGCGACGATGCGGCTGTCGCCGCGGTGGCGAAAGTCATGGAAGGCACGTGATCCTACTCAACAACTGATTCTGACGGAGAAACATAATGGCTGCTCTTCAACTCGAAAACATCGAGGCCGCAGTCCCGGCCGCGATGAAGCACTTCAAGAAATTGGAGTGGACCGATCTCGCATACGAACTGACGGACTACCCCGCACTGGCGCGGCTCACCAAGCAGCACAAGGACAATGTCCTTGGCGGCTCTGGCATCCAGGAACACTTCAAGGTCTTCAAGACGGAGATCGCCAAGAACGTCGGCATCCTGGAACCCACGACGATCACGTTTCGAGACATGTTCGTCAAGGGCGACATCCCCTGGCGGCACAACTGGACCGCGTGGGGCTGGGACCTGCGCGAGCTTTCCATGCTCAAAGGTCCTGCCGAGATCGTGGACTACGCCAAGGCGCGCCGCATCGAGGCGCTCCAGTCGCTGGCCGAACTCTGGGAGATCACCTTCTGGAACAAGCCAGCCACGAGTGCCGACGACCTGACCCCCTACGGCATTCCGTACTGGATCACGTACAACGACGCGAATTTCGTCGAAGGTTTCACCAGCGGCGACCCTGCCGGCTTCGCTTCGGGTTGCGCCGGCCTGGCGTCAGCCACCTACCCGAGATGGCAGAACTGGGTGGCCCCCTACATCGTGATGGACAAGGACGACCTCGTGGAGAAGCTCATCACGGCTCTCTACAAGACCAAGTTCTACTCGATGGTGCCGATTCCCGATCCGCAGAAGTACCAGGGCGGGAACTATGGCATGTACACCAACTTCACGGTGTACCGCGCCTGCAAGCGGCTGGCTGAGGAACAGAACGACCGCCTGGGCTTCGATCTCGACCCAGTTAAGGGCCTGAACCTCCAAGGCACGCCGATTGTGCCCGTGCCCTACTTCGACGCGGACAACGACCTGCACAGCGGCATCGCGAGCCGCAACCCCATCTACGGGATCAACTGGAACGTCACGAGCGTGAAGTTCCTCAAGGACTGGTACATGCACGAGAGAGGGCCGGTCAGTCTCGACAGCCAACCCTGCGCCCAGGGCTACCACCTATTCTGCTCGTGGAACACGCTGTGCAAGAACCGTCGCCGCAACTTCATCGCCATTCAGGCCGCGTAGTCTGGGCGAATCCACTCTCTCTCAAACTCTAAGGAGTTAGCAATGACGACCTCAGGACGGATGGAATACCGCAGCAAAAACGACGGTTTGGGCATGAGTCCAAACGTGTGGTGGGACTGCGATGTGGATCGGATGCTCTTCGACCGGAACTACGGCTACATGTTCCACAGAGAGTTTCTGGTCCTGGACCCGATTGAGTACACGCTGACCCAAGCGGGCGTCGCGGGCACCATCGCCATGAGCGACGCCGCGGGCGGCGTCGTGATCATCGACTCCGGGGACAGCGACGACGGCGACGGCGCGAACGTCCAGTTCTTGGAGGCCGAGACGTTCCTGCCCGCCGCGGACAAGGACATCTGGCTCGAAGCGCGGCTGAAGATTTACGGGGCACACCCCGATTTCTTCTTCGGCCTGTGCGAGACGGACACGACCATCCTCGCGGCCAGCGCGATCACGACGACCAACCACGTCGGCCTGCTGTCTCTGACTGGCAACAGCATCCTGTTGGAGGCGGCGTCCAAGGCGGCCGCGGCCACCACCGCGGCCTTCAACGGCGGCACGGCACTCACGACCGCGACGTACTACAAGCTCGGGA